CGCGACTGTGTTTTATCGAGAAATTAAGGTACGGGCCATGCCGCACTATCGCACGGGTACTCTTGAGGACAGCATCCTCGTTACGTACGTCCCTGAGGATTCCGTTACCGGAAAACTCGCTACGTATATGGTGGCCTTCTCTCGCAAGGCGTGGTATGCGCGGTTACTCGAATATGGTACCTCAAAGATGGCTGCAAAGCCTTTTATACGTCCAGGATTCGAAGCGAAGAAAGAACAAGCGGGTAAAGCCGTAATCGACAAAATACAGGAGGCCGTAGGTAGTGGCAAACAATCAGACAACAGTTAAAGTCACTGCTGACGCCTCCGGTTATACAGCCGAACTAGATAAAGCCCGTAAGTCCGCAGAAGCATTCCAACAGACGCAGGCCGCAGCAGCGGAGCGCGTACGGGTAGCACAACAGGCTATCGCAGAGGCCGCGCAGAACGGCTCCAATGCCTCCGCCCGAGCAATCAATAACTTCGTCTCGCAGCTACAGCGCACAGCGGACCAAGCGGGCAAGACTCGCGCGGAACTGTTGCAGATGCGTGCGGCGCAATTGGGTATCGCTGACTCCGTATCGAGCTACGTTCGCCAGATCGACGAGGCTAGTAAGCACACGCACGAATTTACCTTGAATAGCTCGGGCGCGCGGCGAGAACTGCTCGTGCTGGCTCACGAGGCATCCCAAGGCAATTGGACGCGCTTCGCGGGCTCTATGGGCGTGCTGGCGGAACGTACTGACGCGCTCAGTATGGTACTCAGTCCGGTAGGTCTCGGGTTCGGTGCTGCGGCTGCGGCTGCGGCGTTCTTCGTAACTCAAATCGTTAAAGGTTACGAGCAAGTAGAGTCGTTCAATCACGCCATTAGCAGCACTAATGGTTATATCGGTCTCTCCGCTGGACAGATGGCGGAAATGTCTAACGGGTTGCAATCGAGCACCGCGCATCTTAGCGATGTACGGGAAGCTATGGCCCAGGTCGCTGCGACAGGTGCTTTCACTGCCGACGAGTTACAGCTTGCAACGCGCGCCGCTCTCGCCATGTCGTCCGATATTGGCATCGGCACCGATAAGGCGGCGGAATCCCTGGCACGCATCCAAGAGAACGTACTTGAATGGGTGACGAAGTATCAGACGGCGCACCACGCATTTACGGCGGCGCAGGTCGAAGAAATTGATAATTTCGTCAAGCAGGGCAACGAGGCCGCAGCCGTCAAGGCGATCATGCTCGACTTGTCTAACGTGCATCAAAGGATTTCCGACGATGCCGACAAACACATGGGCAGCGTGCTCTCGTGGTGGCATCAATGGGGCTCGATTATAGACCGGGTAAAGAACGCTATTCGTAGCATCGGCGTCCCGGACAGTATCGACAAGCAGGTAGGAGACCAGTACGAGCGGTTCGCAGCGGCCGAACGCAACCTTAAGCAGCAGCAAGCTATGGGCGCGTTCGGTAACGTCGCGAGCGCTCAGCAAGCCCTCGACTTAGAAAAAAAGAAGCTCGACGCTCTCCGACAACAGCAGACCGTAGTCAATACGCAGCAGCGTGCACAAGAAGCCGCAGCGAAGGCGGGAGACGCCAAGGTAGCCGTCGACAGTTATCTACGCTCGGACAAGTACGCGAGCCCTAGCCAGAAACATACGTTAGAGCTACAGGCAGAGGACACGGCCTTTAAGAAGGCTACCGCTAACCTCGATAAGAACTCAGCGGATTATCAGGCGGCGCTAAAGCGGCACTACGATAACGTCGCGCAGATCGACGACGAGTACGCGAAGAAGACAAAGAAGCATGTAGACGAAAGCGGGATCAACACGCAGCTAGCCGCTCTACGTGGCGCTAACCAGCTTATCGAAGCGGAGGAGCGTCGTAGCCAAGAGGTACTAAAGGCTCAACGCAAATCCGGTCTCATCGATACGGAAACGTACTTTGCTCGACTCCGAGACGTACAGGCGTCGGCTCTCAATCAAGAGATTGCGAACGCACAGAAAAGCGTAGCGCTCGCGGCGAGCAAAAAGAATCAGGTAGCGGAGCAAGCAGCGCTAACCGAGTACAAGAAGCTCGTAGAGGCCCGTCTCGCCGTAGAGCAGCAGTACACGCAATCGCTAGAGCAGTACGAGAAGAAGCGCGCGGCAGACGTGCAGAAGTACACGATTCAGGAATCGGCTGCACTCGAAAAGCAGCGGCAGGGGTACACAGATGCAGATGCTACCCGGTACTCGACCTCGCTCGACCGAGCGGAGTACACAGCGAAGGCTCAGCTTGTAGAGCAGTACAACCAAAAGGTTACGCAGCTTAACGAGCAGTACTCTATGAATCCTGACGCGGATCAGAAAGAGTACCAGCAGAAGCTACAAGTCGCCAATGAGTACTTCCAGGAACAGCTAGACGCACTACAAGCGCACCTGACGCGAGAGAAACAGATTCGCGAAAGTTACTCCGATCAGATGCACCTAGCGGTAGCGAAGCTCGGCGGCGACGGCGAGACAACCGCACAGATGATGGCTACCGCCTTTACTACTGCGTGGCAGGACTCCTCGCGAGCGTTGGACGAGTTCATTACCACAGGCAAAGGGAACTTTGCTCAATTCACGTCAAGCATTCTCGCGAGCCTCGCCAAGATAGCTTTGCATCAAGCAGAGATGCAGATGTTCCAAGCTATCGGTACCTCGTTCTTTGCGGACGGTGGCTCGGTAGGTCACTACGCCACAGGCGGCGCAATCAGCGGCCCCGGTACGGGCACAAGTGACAGCATCCCGGCCATGCTCTCTAACGGGGAGTTCGTCGTTAAAGCGTCGCAAGCATCGCGATATCGCGGGCTTCTGGAGTCGATTAACAGCGGGCATCTCGCGCACTTCGCGGATGGCGGCTCCGTCGGCTCTGCGATATCCGCTCCGGTTTCTGGCGGTGCTCCGGTATCAGTCACGGTACATAACAACGGGGGCGGCGGATTGAGCCAGCAGGACGCCAAGGAACTGCATACGCTCGTGTCTGCGTTCGTCGATAGAAAGATGGATCAAAAGATGCGCGGGCAAGGTGGCTACGGCTACCAGCTTCGTTACGGCCAAATATAAAAGGAGACTATGACAACCCCTGTATTTACATGGTCTCCTCTGCTTGGGACTGCGGGGACAACTAAAGATGCCGTACGCACCGCCCAATTCGGCGACGGGTATAGCCAAGCGGTCGCAGACGGTATCAATAACACGGCGGACACGTGGCCCCTTACCTTTACTGGAAATGGGGCATACATAGGCGCTATCAAGGCGTTTCTTGACGCCCGCGCGGGCTATCAGTCTTTTTACTGGACTCCTCCGTTGCGTACGCAAGCTACATTCCGCTGCACAGCGCGCGGCACTCCACAGCCCTTAGGGGGCGATACATACACGCTGACCGCAACCTTTACGGAGGTCTTTAACCCTTGACCGCTTTACAAACAATTAACCTAGGGACGCCTCCCGCAGCCACAGACGGCGACACAACGCGAACGGCGCTCACGAAGGTTAATTCAAACGTGGCAGTGCTAAACACGCAAGCCGCGCTCACGTCTGCGACTACGATTACTCAGGCTCAGGCCTTGACTAATACTGTAGTCGGTATGCGTGTAAATATCAGCTTGTCTAATGCAGGGGTTATCAATCTTCCGACGGCCTCTACTTGTGCGGCGGATCAGATTATCCACCTGCGCAACATCGGGACTGCAACGGCTACGCTAGCGTCTACCTCGGGTTCGGGTGATACGGTAGCGCTATCTAAGCTCAACCCCGGAGAAGCAGCGGTATTCGACACGGACGGCGTGCACACGTGGTCCGTGCTTATGCGCGGCCGTACGAACGCAGATAACGAGGTCGTCAACGGCAATTGCACTGTGGGCGGAAATGAGACGGTGCAAGGGTCGCTCACTGTAGGCGGCGCACTGTCCGCAACCGGAGCATCTACGTTCGGTAGTGCGGGACAGGCGTCTATATCAGCGGTTGGCGCGTATTCCGGAGTCAGCGCGGCATACTCCGCTGGCTTGTCCGCTGTAGGTACATTCACACTCGGCGGGAATTCGGCAACTATCGAAATAGGTAGCACTACCGCAACCGGGTCCGCTTTAATCGATTTTCACACGGG